ACTACGACATTTGAAACTTGACCACTAGCACGGGTCTGAAATAACGAAGCGTTAATGTTTACTGTTACATCGTTAAACGGTGGGCACGGTGGAATAAACGCATCAATAGGAATAGATTCACTACCACCACTTGGAATACTGCCTGAATCAACAACAACATTATCTAACGTAAGCGAATAAGTCGCGACTAAACAATCCGAAGGCGGTAAGGGTACATCACCCTCAAAGTCATAATCAACTATTGGAAGTTGGCAAATGCCGCTTAATTCTCTACGGCTAAAAAGTATCGTTATTCTGTGACCAGCAACGACATCACCGTTCATATTATGCCTGAACGCTTCAGTCGTGCTTAATGCAGTAACTTTACCCATTTTCTTCCACCGAACGGACTTGTTTATAACGTTAAAAATAACGCGAAGCCATTGCTCCGTGTCGCTCTCAATATCGTTCAAGTCAATCTTCGGGTCTAAATAGTGCAAATCAGCCACCTCAAGAACCAAAGTCACATTGCTTAGGTTGTCTGCGAATCCTGATGTCGTTTTATAGGCAACCAAAACAGGGTATTGCAAGTCGTTTTCCTTCTCAGCACGGTGTAAATCACCCCAAAAGAAACTATTTATTGGAATTATCGCGTCGCTCAGTTCTTTTAATTCCTGGCGAATCTTGTTGATGCTTGTTTTCAAAGTATTTGTCTATTTTGGTTATCGTTTTTTGCGCTAATTTCACTGATTTGCTCATCGAAAAAATATATTAGGTTTTGTACTTTGGTCTTTTTGTGGTGATACGTTCTCGAATGAGCAAAGATATTCATTATACGTTGGGAATAGCAATGCGTTATCCCTTAAATGACCAATCATTAATATCTTATATTGTTCGGTTTCCTTGCGAATGCTATCCTCTAACTTCAATAAGCCCTTTTCGTCTGCGCTCTGAATACTCGTGTCGTTCAAATGACCTACTGTTTTCGCTCGTATCTCAGTATGTAAATGCAAAACCGCTTTATAATCAATAGCAGAAATCAAGTATTTAGCAATATAATCATTCAGTAAGGCTATTTCAAATTCATTTAGGTTATTCAAGGTAACACCCTCAATCAATCGGTTAAAGAAGCTCGTTCCAAGAATAGGGCGCAACTTCAAGTCCTGCACGCGCGTTAAAATAGTAGACAATACGCTATCCCTAACATTGGTGTTCATGTAGCCGTTCTTTTTAGCGAACTCGATGTTGATTAAGTGTGACATATTAGTTTATTTTAACGGTTAAATTCTGTCTCCATTCGTGCCTGCAAGTAGGCGTGTTTCTGTCTGTGTCGGGGTTGTGATACCAACCACCGCGATAGTCCCAAACATTGCGGTCAACGGCTGCGCCTAAGGCATCTATTTCTATTTTAGTGTATAATCTGTCTAGTGCAATCAAAGTCTTGCAGAACGGACGTGAAACACCACCAATAACCAATTCAGGAGCGTTACGTTTCTTGTCATAAGAATATAATACACTAACCTCAGCACGTGTGACTACCGAACTTTGTCCTTTATCTGTTACCTTCCAATCCTTTGAGATTAAACCCAAGTTTCCAAGTTTGATTAATATGTTAGATAGGTATGCGCCGCCCTTTCCGATGGCTTTGGAAATTGACCCGTAACTTTCATTGTCCGCAATCATTTTGATAATAATCTTTTGCTCGTCAGTAAGTCCAACGGCAAACGAATCATTATCAAAGTACTGCGCACAAAACTCATCTTCATTATCGGTAAAGTCAAATGACCTGCTGTCAAGTATCTTAAAGGATTCTTTAGATTGTCCAATTTTACTAAATTCAGCAAGTATGCGCTCGTCAGAAATAGCTTTACTTAACGCTACGGGAGTTGTGATAGGCTTAACCATGAATGGCAACTCGTAGCTATTGAGAACAATTTTACCAGCAAACCCATTGAGTTTTTTTTCAGCAAAATTCACAGCATCTGTCAACGCTTCTTGACGTGCTTTCACATAGTTTTCTTGGAGTAATGTGTAAGCGATTTCCATTTCTTCTTTACTGCCAAACATAGACTCAGAAAGTATTCCGAACAATGTAGGGCTTATTACTGAATGTGCAACCAATATAGCATCACGAACCGTTTTCTTTGCTTGGTCGTATCTTAGGTGTAAATCAGTGCCGTTGATTTGTAATATCTCAGGTTTGCGGTCTGCTCCGTCATGGAAACCAACCACTAAACCGCCTTGCGTTTCACGGTCGCTCGAATCTTCTTTGAGGTTGTCAAGCACTTCCTTACGCTTACCATCGTCTTCAGTATAGCCATTACCCAAAGAAATAAACGTGCCGCCCTTGAATGAATTTACCACCTCTGAATACGTAAAGAAACTCATTTCGATAGCTGAGAGAATATCCGTTATAGCTCCAGAATATTCAACAATTGGATAGTAATTTAAAGTGATTAAGTTCTTTTTATTAACTTTAAGTAATCGTTGTTTCGAGGGTGTCGCGTATCTCAATAGGCACTGAGTATCATTTTTTAAGTCAACCTTAGTGATGTTTTTAATCCGCCTAAAATTGGTCTTTTCAACCGACTGTTGTGATACGCTCCAATCGTCAGAAAGTTCATAAAATACATCATTTTCCGTGACCCTTACTAATTCGAAGTCAATCGGAGTTGCATACCATCTGCCATCTAACAAAGACTTTTGGTATAGTATAGCGAACGAGTTGCTAATTTCATAATCTAATGCGCAGTGTTGAACTATTCTTTTATATGTGTACTCACGGCCGCCATTTTCAAGAATACTAGCGTCTGCATTTTCAACGGTTAAACCACCAGCTGTAATGAATTTTACCTTTTGATTGATTATGCCACCATGTACGCTACATTCAGCATACATCGAATTTAATTTCTGAGGGTACAAATTATCTGCGCCCCAAGTAATCAAACCAGACTTATAAAGTTTTTCTAATGGCTCGGCTTTTTCAGCTTTTCGGTATAGTGATTTAATCTGCATGGATTTTTCGATTTGTGGTTGAATTAAATGTAGGCGTATCAATAACAGCATCAATCAATCGCATCTTGCCAAGTTCAACTAAATGCCCTTGCAATGGGTCTATACTTATGCTGTTTGGCATCTGATATATTCGATAAAAATAGTCGCCAAGCAAAGGAATATTGATGTTTACACCTTCATGAATCTGAAATAGGTTGAAGTATTCGCTACTCTCCGATACGTCAACGAATTGCTGAAAGTACGTGTAATCTAAGCGACCTTGCGATTGTTCCTTTTCAAATACAAAAAGCCAGTGATTCGGTAAAGATTCAATAGCTAGTTCTGCCAACGTTAAGCATATTAAACAATCAACATTTTTGCGTAGTAATATCATAGATACAAAGATAAAAAAAAGGGCGGGCAAACGACCCACCCTTTTTATAAATTAACTAAATATTATACTAAGGCAACAAAGCAAGAACTAAAGACTCACCGATTTTTGGCGCTTTGCTTTTCTCTTTGCCTGCAGCTGTCAATGTGTTACCATTGAAGTCCTCGAATGCTGTACCCGTGTCACGCTCATCGCTTAACTTCGCACCATTCTCCAAGAACGCAACCTCCATAGACCCGTCATTCAACTTAACGAATAACGTTACTCTATCTTTACACATATCCTCTATTGCCACAATCATTTCAGCGGTGTTACCCGATACTTTGATTGTCGCAGCTTGCTCACGTGCATACGCTGAATTGGCACGCTCGCCAATCGCTTTGTCAGTGAAGTTGCTCGTTTCCATTTCTACATTGAATGGATAGGCAAATTTGCCCGCATTCATTGTGATGCTAGTAACCAACCCACCAACAACAGTGGTAGAAGCTATTTCTTTTGTTGAAACCGCGTACCATGTTTGTATTCCTCCTGCGTCATCGCATACGGACGCTAGTCCGCTTAGAATCTCACACATTATGCTAAGATTAATTCAGTGAAATACTTACCAAAGATGAACTCAGTACCCAATCTAAAAGACGCTTCTGCTTTCAATTTGTCGTTGTAGTCGTCATATTTGATAACCAACTCCATGTCGCTTTCAAGGTCAACGCCCAAGTAAGCCAAAGACATTGGGATTGCGAACATTTTATCCAAACCATTCAATTCAGGAAGTGTTCTAACCTCGATGTCTGTCAATGGAAGCGTAAACCTCATTGATGTACCACCAGCAGGAACGGAAACTTGTGTGTATGGGTTCGCAGCATTCCACGACTCCAATACAAACAATGCAGCTGAACGCCCCATAAATAATGTAACAGGCATGCCGTTATCCATCAACTCAGGGTTAATTGCTTTGAAAACGCCATAAGCTAAACCATAAGCGTTTGCGGCAGTGATTGCAACCGCTCCTGAAGTGAAGTTTGCAACGGTTGCATCAGCTTCAATTTTCTTAACCAAGCCATCAAACAATGCAAGTTCAGCATCCAAAGACGTTGTGTCGCCAAGAATGACAACGCGTTGCGCTTTTCTTGCAAGTAATTTTGTCAAGTATGCCATCAAGATTGTTTCCAAATCTGCAGGCAGTTGACCGTTCTGAGTGGCAGTGCCTAGGGTATTCAAGATTTGCGTCATCTTACCATTCAAGTCCTCGTTACAAAACTCAACGCCAGCTTGAAGCAATACCGTTGTTAACGCTTTGTCAGTGAATACAACCGCCCCATCAGGAGATGTTGTACAACCAACTTTCGCTTTCAACACAACATTGGCATTCAAAAGGGCAATTTCTCGCGTTCCTTTGATTCCCGTTTCAAGCGTCAAATCAGCTAAGAAATCGGAGTTTGCAATCAAATCGGTTTTGATGTCAGGTAATGTGTTGTCCGTGAACGCTGGTAAACCAGACACGTCATAGTCGAAGTTTGCACGCTTTCGTGAAGCAACATTTGCTAGTTCTACTCTCTCTACAACATCTTTTATATCGATGTTGTATTTTTGCTTTAATAATACTTTGATACTCATTTCGTTTTATTTTTTAGTAATTGTGAAATACTCATTTTTGTTGTTGGCACAGTAATAACTTTGCCTTTGTGGTTAAAATTTTCTCCCTTTGATATTGATTCAAAGTGTGCATTGAATTTGTCAATAGATGACTCCAAAGAAACAATCCTCGCATCTTGTGCGTCAAATCGTGCCATAAATTTGGCAATCATTTTGCTCATAACCTCAGCTTGTACATCTTCAGTTGACTCAATAAACTCTTCAATGGCAGTGATAACACCTGAGCCATCTAACTGAACAATAAAAACTAAACCATCTTCGGTCGTTACTTGGTGCTCTCCTTCAGGTGCTGGAATAGATTCTCCATCCACTTCCATCAGGAATTGAACACCCTCAGCTATTTCACCTTCATAGGATAGTACTGTGCCATCAGCTGTCGTTGCTGTAGCAAATTTTGCAGGATTTCCCGACGCTTCATCTTGGTCAAAGAAGGTCTTTAGCGTATCCCAAACGCTCTTTTTGTCTTTACTCATTTTTACTTTTTTGGTTACATTTACTTTTACTTTATCAAACCATCCTTCAGGTGAGAAACCACCAAATTTTCCTTGCTTTACGTCACTCCACATTTCGTCATTGTGAATGTGGTAAGTTGCGAATATTGTGCCATCCATCAATCGCATCTTTTCAAATACTTGCGGAATGGAAGGTAATTTATCATCACTATTTGAACACGCAAACACGTATTGAAGTGTTGCTTTATCGCTTGAAATATCTTTTGGATTATGCTGTATATTGGAGTTTTGACTAAAACCGTTTCGCATCCATTTGCGTACCATTAAGGCAGCCGTTGGAGCATCGAACAATACGTAATGGTCACCCAATTCCTTGTCGTTTCTGAATATCGGAGTGCCTACTGAAATCATTACCCCCGTTACAGTGCGCTTGTCTTCGTTAAATTCGTATTTAACCAAATCTTTTGCAAACGCGATGTAGTTTTTCATGCTCGCAGGATAGTCAACAAAGGAATTAAAGTCCATTCCCGTGTCATCGTCCTCGTAAACCTGAATTTTGTATAGATTATCCATCTACCTTTAGAGTATAAACGGATTGATTGTTTGCGTTTAGCCTATAGATGAGGTTACATTTACCCTTTCGCTATTAGCTAGACTTGCCTTAATGTCGCTATCTACTACATTTACTTTAATGTTGCTTTGTCCGTTGGTCAAGGTGCTTGGTACGTCACCCGTTTGCCCACCTGAAACCTCTGTCGGGCTTGGAATGCTTGGGGGTGTTACACTTGGAGCGCCACCACCGCCACCGCCATCACCACCACCGCCAGTAAATCGAGTAGCTGCTATCTTTGCGATGTTAGCTGCCGATGTTATGGCGGTAAAAACTAAAGCCTTGATTGCACCTGGGTTTGGAACGCCCGCGTTAGTTAAGGGAGAAACGGCTAAAGTCGCATTGATTGCCTTGCGTGCATCTATGCCCGCTTGTGCTAACTGCAATGCTTTTGTAATTCGGAATTGGTTTTTTGCTGCCCTAAGTTCTTCAACCGAACCTTTTTTAAGATTGTTGTTTTTAATCGAAAATACAACGTCTGAAATTTCGCCTATTGCGTTCGCTCCACGTTGTGCAAAGTCAATTGACGCGTCGAAGCTCTCTTGTTGTAATTGTTTCTCTTTGTCTGCCGTTTCCTGGTTAATAGCGCGTATCTTCTCATCGAACTGTTCTTTGATTAGTAACTTTTCGCCAGCCGTCAAATTCTCTTGTTCAAGCGCAACCTGCATATCAAATAAAGCAAGTTCGGCTTTAACACTTTGCACCGCTGCAAAGTCGGAGCGCATAGATAAAATTTCGCTTTCAAGTTCGGCTTTTCGGCTCGTGTTCTTTATCGTTAAGGCTGCTTTTTTCTGCTCATCTTCTAAATCGGTTGTGGCTTTTGATTCAGCTAAAATGCGGGCATCAATATCGGCTTCTAACTTTAACTTTTCATTTGCTTGGTTCGTTGCCAGCTGCGCTTCAAGAATAGCATCAGCACCAAATTTCTTTACCATCTCTTCACGTTCACGTCTATGAGAGGTTTGTAATTGGGTGAATGCCCTTAGGTCGGCATCTGCGATATTCTCATCCAATAAGTCCTGAATAAGATTCGCTTGCTCAATTTTTAATTGGTCTGCTTTTTCTTGTTCTGCCCTTCTTTTATCTGCGTTTTGCTTTGCTTTATCCGATGCTGTTTTCCTTTTCGCTTCAGCATCCTTGTCCGCAGCGTCATCTTCTTTTAAGATTCGTGTATCTTCGTTATTCTTAGCAATCTTCATGTCATTAAAAAACTGACCGTCCATATCTTTTAAATCTCTGTATTTGCCCTTTGTTACATTGAGTTGCGCCTTAATAGATTTAGCTAGTTCGTTGTTATCCTCACTTAATGCAAGTTTATACTGTTCTTGTAAAGAATTAATGTTTTTTCTTTCATCCATAAGTTGAAACTTTCTCAGCGCTTCATTCTCTCCCATCTGTTTTTTACGCATTTCAAAAAGTTCCGCTTCACTCGCACCTTCCGATACGGCTAAGTCAATTTTGTTCTGAGTATTTTGTTTTAAACGTGATGAATTTCTGTCAAACGCTTCCGATTGTCGTTCCATGGAAGCTGTTAATTTATCGTTTTCCTCTTTGGCAGTATTTGACGAACTATTAAACAACATAAGCCCGGCCACTAATGCCGCAATAGCCACCACAATAAGCACTGCAGGATTCAACAACATTGCAACATTAAGCGCCATTGTAGCACCCGTTGCTGTGCCCGTAACAACAGCATAAGCAGCCTTGACTGCAATTAATGCTTTAGTCCTTACCGAGGTTAATAGTATCATTGTAGCGCTCTCTTTTTGTAGCGCTGTGCTTATTGCGTTCAAGCCATTCAGTAGGGATTGAGCGGCTTGCAGTTTAACGAATGTCTTTTGTAGTGATTCGCTCTCAACACCCATTAATGCCATTGCGCCTTGAACTGCACCATAACCAGCCGTAACAGTTGATGCCACCCCAATAACGCCCTGAAGGTTCTTTTGGTCGTTAGCTAAGTTCGTAACCTCATTGCGCAAATCGCCTATTTTGTCTTGTAGATGTGCCGCTTCAGTCAACGCTTGCTGTCCGATTGGAGATGCCCTACCCGCTTCGAGCGCAATAGCTTGGTATTGTTTAATCGTTTGCGAATAGTCGCGCATGGTTAAGCCGCCTTGTGATAACTTGTCCGTTAACGCCTTCATTCGTGTTTCGAGCGTTGATGTACCTTTGTCACCTTGTGATTGGGCGGTGGTTAATTCTTTTGTCGAATCTATTACCTTACCATACGAGGTATTTAGTTCAGTCATTACAGCATCAGCACGCTTTACATTTGTACTGACGTTGCCCGTATCCGCGGAAACTTTGAATATTATCTCTTCCATCTTTATTATACTACGATTCTATATTCACCCGTTGCCGTTTTGTACTCGTCATTAAGAACTAATCCGCCCGCCAAAGCATCAGCGTTATTCGCGTATGTAGGTAGTCCATCTGCGCTCCTTTTGCCGTTTGACATAATAGCGTAATCTGTTCCGATTACCCTTAATCCGACAACGGTAGTCATAGTCGCAATTGATGTGCCAGCTAAATTGTTAAATGCAACCCCATCTCCAATCCCATTACCGCCAAACCTTGTAACATGAAACCCTGCAAAGTTATTTCTTTGCTGAGTTGATTTGATTACAATAGTTCCGTTGTCTTCAACCTTCCACCAAGCATCTGCGCCAACATTCGGGTATACGCCAAAGTTTGACCCTGCGATAGTTGCTAATCTCAAACGTCTAGTTTCCTCGTCTATGGTGATGTCTGAGTTACCGATTTCGGGTGCTACATTACTACTGCCATTCATAGCGATAATATTGTTTCCTGAACGTGAGTAAAATATACCCGTGTCGTCGTCCTTATACCATTCGCTGTCATAGATGTCAGTTGCTAACCAATCACCGTTTTGGTGGTCTGCGCTTATTGGAATAGTAGGTACGCCATTACCTGACTTAATGCTAGTTCGCTCTTTTCTCATTACCCTAATTTTATGAATGGTGTGTTAAGTGATACGGTATTTTTACCGCCTGGATTAAATGGTACATCGTCCGCCACGCCAATAGGGCTTGGTACAAATGTATCAATAGTGTTTGCCATAGCAACAATAGTAAAGTTTTTGCTTATTTTTTTCTTTGCGCCTAATACCTTTACTAATTCAATGTACGTGCTTTTGCTTATATTGTCGTCAAAGTCTTTAATCGTATTTAGTCGATACAACGAATTATTTACCATTATCAATCTGCCAAAGTCAATATTTCGTACATCTTCATTCGTCCAATAAACGTAAAGGGATAAAAACTTGCTTGCAGGGCTAATCACCTCGTTAATAAACTGAGAGTAAAACGCGACAAAGCAATTGTTGGTAGTCAAGGCATTTGTTATGTAAAATAATTGACTAGGCAACTGAAACCCCAAATCAAAAGTTGGGTCATTCCAATTATTAAAGTGATGAATGCAAGGGTAACTAGTCATATTTTGATGTGGTAATCCACCATCAGCTCTTCTAAACGTCCATGCACCCTCTTTTAAACCATTCCTCATGCACAATCTAGGCGCTCCCTTGTTAGGCTTAACGCTGTTTTGGTCAATGGTGATGAATCTAGGCACTAAAATGCCTGGCGCAATCTGAAACGGCACAATACTCGACCAAGGCAACTGAATAGATTGGTCACCTTTAGCGTAGTAACTGCCTTGCTCGAATGCGTAATCGCCATATCCGCTGCCCCATTTGTCTTTGTAAAACACATTATCGCTATCCTTGTTGTCTTTAAATAACCACTTTAACGTTTTGCCGTAGTCGTTACCTAAATGGGTGACCTTAATATCCTTTGAATGGTCAACCAAATGTGAAATGTCCGTAAATTCGTCCGTGCCTGAATAGTAATCAATAAGCGGTTCAATCTTAATTACACCGTCCTCGCTTGGGTCTGAAGAATATAAATTGAATTGACGTATCGCGCCAATCAAAAAGTCAGAGCATTTGATTTCAGGTATAAACCGAAACAACGAAATCAACGAGCCATCGGTAACAGATGTGTCAATACATGCTACATTTATAGTTATTGGTGTTGGTGTTGTAACGGCAACCTGAAATAACTTATTAAGCGGCAAAAGTTGGGGAAATGACTTAAATTGACCACTATCAAATCTGAAGCTAATTACATCGCCACTTTGGCAGAACGTTGTATAACTATGAGCAACGTTCAAGTTATGAACTAAGCTGGTTGTGGTATAGTCACCCGTTGCTGAAACACTAATGCCATTTTTGAAAATTCTAAACCTTGAGTTTCTCATTTGAAAATTCGCGAAGCCCACGAGCGTTACTGATGTTCTAATTACGCCCGCAGTCGTGAACGTATAGTTGCCGCTTCTCTGTATAGTAATATCTACGTCGGTTGTGCTATATTGCTCAAGTGAATCTTGAACTACAGTAGATGAAAATATACTTGAAGTTAAGTCCAGGGCTATAACTTGTCCGAACCAACTAAACGGGCTATTTTCAGCCGTAAATGTAATATTTCTACTATAATTCAAGTTGCCGCTACCAACGCTTACTACTCTTTGGCTCAAGTCCGCTGGATTGATATTCTCCAACTGAGCATCACCACCACCGTAACCCAAAAGAACATTGCGTATATTCGTTGTTTCGAGCCATACGCTATCAATCGTAAATCCTACATGCTCCAAGCACTTAATCAATATCTCACGAAAATAGATGTAAGGTAAAATGTCGGTTGTATTCCAAATAAGAGCGCCTTCACGAATGTTTCCGCGCTCAATGAGTGGATAGAAATACCCTGAACCGATTGGAGCTGTCCAACTTGCAATTATGTTATCTCTGCTTAGTATGTGGTCATATTCGCTCCACCCCAATTCACTAATCATGACCTTGCTAAGTATCAAGAAGTAATCAACCGTTTCGCTAAAGATATTAATACTAAACGTAATATTACCGTCATTAATAACCACATCTTGCAGTTGAATAACCGCATCATGCATAATTACAATCCCACGCTTTGAGTAAACAGCGCTTGTCTTTGCCGTTGGGTCAAAGTTAATTCCGCTTTCTGTTGCAGCAAAGGAAAATGCACTCTGAAAAAACTTGCAATTGTTTTGCGTGCCTTCTAACTTAATCGACTTGGAAAAATTACGCTTTCTTTTGTTTGGCTCAGTAATGTCCGAAATGGAAAAATTAAACGGCACGGGTATATTTGCGGACAAATCAATCGAGAACCCTTCACTTGTTAGCGTGTCAATCATACCTTAATAGATTTAAAAGAGTTGTTATCTACGTATTGTATCTCTTCTTTAATCAATTCCTCGAATCGCGATTGACCATCTTCGCTCGCTGTGTTGGTAATCGTTATTGCTCTAAAGTCAAGCAACGCCAAGCCGCCTAATAACACCTTTGGAGAGTAGTACGAAGTAATTAGCCATATCTGTAAGGCTTGAGTTAAATAACCCGTTACAAGCGTTCCTTTAGGTTGTATATTCTTAGAATAAACGCGGTTTCCTGAGAGCGTTGAATCGAAGTTAAAATCTAACCCCACCCATTCTCCATGTTGACGCTTGTACTCGAATGATTCGATTGTGTGTTTCTTTATTTCGTTGTGGGTAATCATGAATGAATCGAACACGCCAAACTCATTTAACCAATACATAATTACAGGTTGATAGCATGGGTATTTAATGTAATTGAATTGATAAATCTCATCGAGTATTTGGATTTGGAATGAGTAAACGTTGTTAAAGTTAGCATAACCAAACAGAACCAATAGATTAGCAACGGACAAATTAAATTGAACAATCTCTATTTCAGCTAAGTTATTTGTCACCTCAGTATCTAACAGCACGCTATTGATGTCGTATATCCGTATAGTACACGTTGGAGCAGCTAATACCGTACCTATAAGCATAGACAACGGCACGTCTTGGGTCATCAATATATTGCTTATTTGATTCGGCTCTTTTGTTAGCCACTTTAGACGCAAGTACTGAGTGTTAAAATTCACACCTTCCCATTCTTTGACGGGCAACGAGCATTTGAACGCGAATGTTTCAGACGAAAATAAACTCGCTTGTAATGACGGGCCAGCTCCATAACTCTCAGTTACTTTTATTTTGATTTTGCCCCACGTTTGCGAATCCTTAAACAAATCATTTGTTAAGGTTGCGCCATTAATACGATTCTTAATGAATGGAGATATGTCAAATTGCGCACGTCCTGAGCTGCCTATTCCAATCGGGTACAGCCTATCAGTAGATATGATTTGATTATCTAGGTACGTTTCAACGACAAACGAAAAGTTAGCCTGAAAGGCTTGGTTTGAACTAAATACATAGCTTAATGGATTGTCACTTGGTGACCACTGCTTTGGTATTGATATGAATGTTATTGCCATTTCTTTACTATTATTATCTCCATTGAGCGTTTAAGTATATTTTCAATCGGTACACGTAATTCCTCGACAAGCGCCTTATTCACCACGTCATCAAAAAAGGGTCTAGGCTTTTGCCCAAACTTCGTAATGCTTTGACGAATCGCGTAGTTTAAACTCTTATAGGCTCTGTCGTCATTGCCATCCTCAGGTGTGATTCCTTTATCCGTTATCCACTTTGATATGTATTGCTCAAACTGCTGCCATGTTGACCCCGTTGACCCATGTGTTGGAGCACCGTTATTTATGAGAGTGCCATTCACCCCGTAATTTACATACTTCCAATAATCTAAAGATGAAATACCAACGCTTACCACGTTGCCGCTAATGGTTACATCTGTTGCTGTGGTGTCGCGCTTTAATGCTCCACTCGCATCAACATTATACTTATCCAACGAAGCATGCAAACGACCTACTATCTTATTGACCTGGATAGTCAGCACTTGTTCAAGCGGGCTTCCCTTCGTATTCTCAACTGCTGCCTTCGCTGTGCCTAAGTTTAATGCCGCTATAATACTACCTTCGTCGGACATTGCGGGTTTGTTTAGTTATGCGCTCATTCTCCACGGTTACTTTATGGCTAATGAAATCAGTAAGGTATTTAAACTTGTAAATGTTCATATCCGTGACTTTCTTTAGTGTTAAGCTTTGGTCAACGCGGACTTGTTCAAAGCAATCGTGCCAAGCCCAAATGGAAGGCTTCTTAACGTCTTTATCATCCACTCTGTCCCGATTTTTTGTGCCGTAGATTTCATCATTGATTGCACTCGATAGCTCAAAAAAAAAGATGCACACGTAATGAATACGTCAAGCGGAAAGTGTTCTTTAAAGTCTTCGTACCTACTCGATATTGGAAATATTAAACCTTCGCTTTCATCTTCGCAGCCGTAAATATACCCCTTTGGAAAATAGAATAAGCACGCTAATCGAACAGGGTCAACGTTAATATTGCAACGAGAAAAATCAGCGTGCCAACCTACGCCAACTTTCTTTTGGTCAATCAGTGAATAAACAACGCCTTTAATCGTTATTTCTTTTGGTGGCACTTTGGACGTTTTGAAGCCTTGAAATGCTACCAGTAACGTTCTGTAAATGGTTTCTATTTGCGACTCCGTAAGCATGCGAACACGGTTAATGCTCGTTGATGTGACCTCACTAATCAATCGCGCTTTACCCTCATCGGTATCGTCAACGAATAAGGCTAAGTTACTTAACCCCTTGAAGTGGCGTATGCGAAAGTCTGATTTTCCCGCAGGTACTTTGATGTCGAATTTATGCTTCATTATTTATTATTTTAGTACCTTCCATCGTACTTACCAGCCGAACCAACAGCATAGAGCAAAGCATCCATCAAATGGTCTTTATCGCTCTTCATTGGTTTGCCCGTTTTTTCATCAAATACATAGTGACGTAATTCGTCAATTAGATTCTTACTGCGCGAAGTTACAAAGAATTTTGATTCATTCAATTTTCTAATCGCAAATGGTTTGATGTCCTGCTTTGAATCGCAAGCCCTTGCATTAATACCGTTTCGCCTTAACTCCTCGATTGACTTAGGTTCGGCACTATCGCAATAAGCAATCGAATTAACATACCCTGCTCTCTTCATTGCAACCGCTGCATCAGGATTGGTTAAACCAACTTCATAAACCACCTCATCGAGAATAAACGCGCCATCTAAATAGTAGATATTCAATGCAGCAAATTTAGACTTAGCATAACCGAAATCCACACCGGTGTATAATAGCTTCGCATTTGTTGGTAGAGTTGCAACCTCAACCCAATTGCTAAACACCGCACCAATAATGCACCCGATATTGCCAAGTCCATACACCTGCCATAGGTTTGCCCAATACTCTGAAATGATTGCTAAGTTGTTAGCAATACCGTTGTAGTATTCGCAGCCATATCCCATCATGTGATAATTCAATATCTCTTCACGCTCAGACGCTGACAGCATTTCGTTATCCTGAAACGTAAGCTGTAATAAATCGCAATCTTCACGAACAATAACGTCGGTATCAATATAAAATGTCGCATCGGGATTGTAATCAATGTAAACCTTACCCGTTCTGCTTGCTACTTGTCTGTAACTCTCAGCATCAATCTTGTCGCACTCATTAAAGTACGCTACATGGCTTCTTAACCCCTTACCAACATCTGTCTTATCCAATCCGATGAACTCAATAAACGAACCGTTAGGAAACTTGTATAGCGTGCCGGCTAAGAACCTTTGCTCCTCGTAAATGCCAAACATCTGCATTACCTTACGAAAGTCTTTTATTACCGTTCTGCGCATCTTTGACAACTCAGCACTTAATACAAGTACTTCCCTATTGGGATTGTTTGAAGCGTGGTTGATTAGAATGATTAAAATAGAGATAGTCTTTGCAGCGCCTTGACCGCCCCGAATTACTCGATACTTTTTTTTTAAAGCTGATATTTTACGAAGCGCTGT